GGTCGGCCATTTGGCACCCGAATCATACATCACTGTATTTTAACCAAAATATATCAAATTCCTAAATTAATTAGCCATAAAACAAAAATTAAAATAAACACAAAATTAACAATTATAAAAATCGCTTTCGAGCTCCATGTATATTTCTTTCCAAGTTTTATATATAAAATGAACTTCGTGCTGGGCTAGAGCACTTTTAATTTTTAACAAAAGTTCGTTGTAATATTCTTCACCATGCCCCCAAGCCTGACGTAACGCACTTACACAATTAACTTTTGTATTTTCGATTGCATCTCCTTCTTTAGAAATCCAATTGAGTTGTCCTTCAACGCTTACTTTATCAAGCGCTGCAGTGTAATATCCATGTTTGATAGGATGTGGTTTCCACTCATGTTTTAAAAATGAAGATTTCAAAATATCACAATATGGTTCAATATTATCAGGCATATTTTTATGCACATCAGTATATCCCATGTTGTATCTCCTAAAGAATTCATGTAGAGTTTTAACGTTAAACTTATCAATAATTTTTGAATTCACACCTGCATTACCATCATCACCATAAGTGATTAAGTTAACGTATTCGTACCACTCAACAAAATTTTCAAAACCAGTCAAGTCTAACCAACCCACTCTATGATACACACTATTTATAGCAGAATTAAAATTTGCAGTAAATAAAGATCCAGATATAATACCACAAAACGTCTGATATATTATGTCAAAACATAAGTGTAAAGAATTAAGTAATTCTTCACACATTATTGATATAATTCTCAAATGTTCTTCGGTAGCTCCGAATTCCTTATACCACTTAATAATTCCTTGAAAAACAGCATGTGCAACAATAGACTGAGCTCGCGGACCGAACTTTTCATGATCACCTGCTACATAACAGGTTCCCTTTCTCTTAGATTCGCGCAATATTTCTGTCCATTCGTGTGAATTAACGTTTATACCAATAGCGTGTTCCATATCTCGCCTATTTCTATTATGAGCTAAAACCCAATCTCCCAAATATTGTCGTGTTTGAATTGTAAATTGTACTGGTGACATAGAAAAAATTCTAGTACCACCTTTCTTAACACACTTCTTCAGTGGACGAGTTTCATCTTTTAAGCAATCTGTAAAAACTGTAAAAGGCTTAATACCTCTTTTTCGCATTTCAG